TGTCTTTTAGAATATCAATGACAAGACGCATCGCGGTTGTCTTTCGAGTAAGGGTGCTCTCCCCCAAGACCAACCCCCACAGGTTAGGTACGATTTCTCCCCACTGTACCTTTAGACTCAAACCAGCCGAGACGACAGCACTCAAAGCAATAAACATACCAAGTTCATGATATTGCTCAGGTGCATCAGTCGCAGCATTAGCCCAACCCTTGTAGTCTGCGATGAACGTATCTTCCTCAATCTCATCGAAGTCCACTAGATGAGGCATCGTGACTATTTCTACCTTACCACCAAGTAGTACCTCAAAATGACTGTGTTCCTTCGCGGCCTTAATAACGTCTCGCCACAGGTAACTCAATGGACGGTTATCTCTGGCATACTTGTTACACGCTGCGTTTATAGCAAGCACGAAAACCTCGTCTTGCAATAAGCCCAACTCAAAACACTTGTGGATAAAGCGCCATAAGATGCGTGACCAGTCTGCATTTGCATCAGGCGCGGTTGTATACAGTGACGCAAATTCCTCGTCTAGCTTACCTTCTGCTTTATACCGATAAAGCACCATGCCCGGATCGGGTAACTTCTCGATAACAGGCATCGGATTGTTAGCGATAACCGTAGCTTCTGAGTTCTCAATAATCGCTTCCGGTATAGCATCAAAGACCCCAATGTCATACGTCGTGTCGGTGATACTAATAAGTTTAACCGGCACAGGTGGGTGGTACTTCTGATTCTCAGTCCAAGGAACACGCAACAATTGCGTAAGATCCCAACCACTCTTATCTGCACCAATCTTATAGGCGAGCTTCTTTGAATAATCCTCAGCAACATCGGCAGGGATAGGCTCACCAGTAACACGCCAATATGCTTGCCAACGTCCGGGTGACGATTCAACAACACAGGTTGGAATCGGCTCCAACTGTGCAGGGTTGGCATAATCAAGGTCGGACCATGCAAATGTACTGCCCAACGCAAACTCTTTACGTCGCTCTGGCATAGAGAGCAGATTGACGCAGAACCACACGTCGCGGTTCGGGTACATATCTTCGATAAAGTTAGCTACGTTATGACGTTGCCCAGGCCACTCAAAAAATTTCTGCGCGAAATTGCCTTTATTCTTGCTTGCGGTGGCAATACACAGAAAGCCCTTATTGACGCCAAACAGGTAGTCGAAGAATTGTACCCGCAACTGTAGATTAGCGGGTGGTGCTGATACGGCCATAAATCTCCTGACTACTTACGCGGTTATTAAAGTGGCTATGGTAGCCCAATACTTAATGCGCTTACGAAGTATAGGCGCACAAGCCACAATGCTGCCGTTCTCTACAACAAAACCCGCACAGAAGTAGCGGGTGGTAACTTGATAAAGACCATCATGCAGTTGCATAATAACAGGGGCGGTTGTGACACCAACCCCTGTTAGATACTAATTACTCAGCAGACTCGTCAGTAGATGCATCAGACGAATCATCGTTATCATTAGTATTACTATCATCACCATCAGCGGGGGTGTCTCCGGCCTCATCAGGCTCAGGCGTAGTAACCTCAATAGGCGGGCGACCCGGTGCATCACTATCAGGTGCAGGATCAACGGGAGTTTCCTCAATCTCAGTCATGTATTTCCTTTCGTTGTGTTGACAACATTGTATGCTAGCCTTGCCCCTACTAGCACCACTACGGCCCATATAGTATTGCCTGTTAAAGCCCTCACCCGTAGTGCCCCATACCCTAACTCGCTGGCATCGGGTTACACCCCACCAGTCCGTTAGGGCGATCGTTAACCGGAATTGACTACGACCAACGTAATAGGTGTGTGTCCCTGATTATCACAGGGCTGTCCATTAACATCCATCTGCAATGAACCACCATTACTTACACAAACCTGGATTGTGCCGTTACCTAATCCAGCACCATCCTTACCGTTAGTACCGTTAGTGCCATCTTTACCAGCCGGTCCCTGTGGACCAGTGGCACCAGTAGCACCCATAGGTCCCGTTAAACCAGTGGGACCAGCGGGACCAATTGAACCATTAGAACCAGTGTCACCCTTTGAACCGGGTGTACCACTTGAACCATTAGAACCATTCGATCCATTAGAACCACTAGGTCCGGCTGGACCAGTTGCTCCAATTGCACCAGAAGGACCAGTCAATCCAGTAGCACCCTGCTTACCAGTGATACGAATAGACGAACCAATCGGGATTCTCTTATGGAAAATCCGTCTCTCACCAGGAAAACACTTCTGTCCCGTTCTTACTGCTCGCATAACACCACCGCGAGCTAACCAATTTGGTCCCTTAGCAATACAGAACGGACCGAAGTTAGCAAAGTGCTGCTTACCCGGTAATGGACCATCAGTTGCTGCTGCTCCTACACTAACACTAACAACAGCAGCAACGATTGCCGCGATAATTGCATTCTTCATTGATCTCCTTATTCATAAGAATAGGCACACCTACCTCTCACTGGCTACTTACGCGCTTTCACCAGATCAAACCACCCTTCCCTCCGACGCTTCTCTTATTTTCTATAAGCCTCGGTGTGCCCAAATTGTTAATCTTTAGAGCAGACCAGCACCAGCGGAAGAAGTACCTTCCTTGCGGGCCTTAACACCACTAACCTTGTTGTTGTCGTACTCCTCATCATACTTCGTGTTGATGGAGCACTCACGACCCTGCATATCAGCGAAGTCAAGTGTGAAGCTAGGAGACTTGACAGATTCATCAGAATAACCAATTGCGATGAGGAACCTTGCAAGCATACCTAACAACTTCATGCGCTTCTCAGCGTCATAACCACCATCAGCGGTAGGCATCCAATAGTAGTTCCAAACACGACGGTTATCGTAAGAACCACCGTCGATCTTGAATGCTACATTGATACCAGGCGTACCGACAGGCAGGTTGCCATTCGGATTCTCAGTAAGAACCGGCGTAACCTCAAAAACGATTGCATCCTTCCAACCGTTATCCATGAGATTGCCGCGAGTATCAGCAGTAGAGAGGTCAAGCGTAGCAGGAAAACCATCTACCGCATTCTGTTCATCAACAGACATTATAACACCTTTCGTGATTTGAGACGATTATGGAGTAACTGCTGCGGATAATGCAGCGAGTGGATCGGGTGCGACTTGTGCGACTTGTGTTGCGAGCGGGTCATCAACGTGTAATTGAGCACCACTCTCCTTAATAATACGCCATACATCAGGTAGCGTAGGATCATTCTTCATTAGTTCAGGTAACACTTGGAACCTGTCACGCGCTTGCACTACTCGCGTTTTCTTAAATTGAATCTGCCGGTGTGTCTCACCCCCTTCTTCATATACAGACATATAACCGATTACCGAGAAAAATCCACTTATCTCGTGGCGTAACTTTCCCGGCATACCTGGCCAAATTTGGTTAATCTTCGTGAGCTTGTTCTCGCGTTCATCAGTGTAAGCCATACAAATAGTATGACACGGTAAATCTCTGAACGAGCGAATAACAATCCTCATACGCTCACCCGACTTACCCCACTCACGCTGAGAAGGAACGTAAAGGTCTACGTTCTCGGGATTGTTAGCAGAGGCTTTAGCCTCAACCATAACTTCGTTCATATCCATCTTCTGCAACTCAGTTATGTTGTCGAGACAAATGCTCTTATAGAAACTAGCACCACTTGAAAAGTCTGCGGCCAACTCACGATAAAGTTCCTTCAATGCATCCAAACTACGGATTGGTGGAGATACATGAAAGTTCGGATGCTTCAAGCCTAAGTCTTTAATCGTATCCGTTCCGCCATCAATGTCGATTAGTAGACTAGGCAGAAATTCCTCAGGCCAGTCAACTATTGTACCATAATGGTACGTCTTACCAATTGACGGTTCAGCATATAACAACTCATTGAGGTACTTAACAGTACCATCAGGCGGGCCTGCGCCAATCCTCTGTGCGAGAGTTAGTTGAGCAGGTTGCGTTGGTGTTTCAGTGGGTGTTTCGGGAACAGTGGTGGTCATAATAGACCTGGAACCTCCGGTTCGACTTGTTCGGATTGAGATTCGTGTTGAGACTTGAGTTCTTCTGTGTCAACGAGTAAGAGATTCATTTCTCTAAGACAATGAATGTCACACTTAGGTACACCGAATAGTTTGTAATGAGTTGGTGCTCTACAATTCCTGCTCATACATCTATTCTCTGTGTCTGTGTAACGTAGTGGTCCAATCTGAGGTCTTGTTGGATATAACTCCTTTAGACGCTGACTGAGAGCTTTACTAATAGGCTGACCTTCTGTGCCTGTTGTCATTCCAGACTCAGATTTAGTCTCACCTTTTAGTAGTTCATTGATGGTATCAAAGTCAAGACCGTTCATCGGTCCCAATTCGGCATAAATCCATCTTCCAACATAGCAGCGTAATCATCGCCAGATTCAGCAGCGATGCAAGGTCCCCTAAACACACAGTTAAGACAACCATAGTTCTTAGTCGGATTAGGATACGGAACCGGATCGTTCAACATATCCTGCGCCTCATAGTACAACCGAGTCATTGCATTCTTACGCTGTGCAGGGTTACGATGTGTGTCGGTTCGACGGACATAACGCTTATCACCCAACTCTAACAGATAGGTGTAGTAACTCTGCATCTTTGGGTCTAAGTCAAAGATGGGCTTAAGTCCATTGTCAATAATATGCTTCTCAAACATTTCTGCGGTTGTAGTCTCTTCCGTGCGGTTAAGACTCGGAAGTCCACTCTTAAGAATACTCGGTGGCTTGGGATAACCCTTTAACATGGCCTGATACGTGATATGATCTAAGTCTTTAAACTCAAGATCATACAGTCTGGCTTCTAGTTCACCGAATGCCAGATAAGACGTGCATTGTTCATCCAAGTCTAAGTGACGGAAGTAATCGTCGTCAACCTTAGCTGCGGTTTTGTAGTCAAGGATGCCGTAGTTACCAAACTCGTTGTCCTGCTTAATCATATCCTGCCGACCGCGGGTGTGAACCTGCTTTTCAAGATAATAGGCGTTTGAATCATCAACATTCTTACGCCGAATCAACGGACCAAACTCATTACCCTTATCAAAGTCAGGTTCCCAACCTTCTGGCATAACTCGCTTATCAATGGCATACATCGGAGCGCCATCTTTGTCGAGAACAGGAACAGAGAAGTCATGCTCAACAAGGATCACAGTGAAGTTATCGTGAGCTTCACTGTAACCCTTGTAAAACTCCATCATGCCCTTACCTAAGTCGAGATAACCAAGGAACTTATCCTCGTCATAGATACCATCAGGAAGAATGTCCTTAAGACCATCGACCTTGTAAGCCAATGCTTTGGGACTATCATCGGTTACTTCTTTTGGAATGGGTTGTGGGTCACGGTCTGCATACTGTTTAACTTCCGAGGCGTCAATGACACCACCGCGCCACTGTAAGTTAAACCACGTCTCGAACGCAATAACCGGGTCCTCTTTAATGACCGGGTTGTAGTACCTCTCCAACGCATAGTGAATACCAGTACCGAACCAAAGCGGTTCAACTACTCCACTGACACTAGCCATTGGAATGAGGTTGCGTTGTGACGGACTAGACCATGCCCACTTACGCCTACACTCTTTAAACGTACCACGATCAGAGTTATGAATGGGGATGATATCCCACTTACTAGGCGTGGGTGGCGCCTTTGTCGCCATATGCGAGAAATCGAGCTTAATGCTGCTCACGGTTTATCTCTCTTTCGCGGTTAGTTGCGTTGCGTGATTTGTGAACTTGCGGTATGCTGCATTATAGCACACTCGGCCCGAAAAGTCAAGGGTCAATTTGTATCACTTGTGGGCCTAAGTGGACAGTCCAGGTTATGTCTGAACCGGAGATTAGCGTGCTTACTCGCTTCTTTCAAGCAAGTATCACACTTTAATATCTTCCAAGTTACCCATGAATATCCTTGCATTGATATTCTGTCTCTATTGGAAGCTGTTTTGCGTGTTCCTTTAATTGCTTGTTTAGCTTGATATTGTTCATATGTAACTATTGTGGGTTTAGGTCCAGGCTTGGGTCTAGTGCCATCACGACCATCACCCACGTTAAGGGCTTGTTTCTTTCTAAGCGAACGAACTTGCTTAATAAGTTCTCTGTCCTCAAACGTTAATGGCATGATGGTCTATTCATCACCGAAGATCTGATTGTACCAACCCTGCTTAATATCATTGACCTGTTCGATATACTGGTCAGTGGTATTATTAGCGTTGATATGAATAACTACGGGCTGACCTTCTTGTCCTGGTCGTCTGATACGTCCGATACCCTGTGCATTGTCTTTAGGGGACCACGAACGGTCGAGGAATATGACGTGCCTTGCGGGTGTGAGATTAATAGACTCCCCACCCAACTGTAGAGTGGACATGAATACTCTGTGTTCAAGTTTTGGAAACTCGTCGTGCCACTTACGGTAGCGTTCAACATCACTGTCCTTCACATCTAGGTGAATATACTTGTAGAGCATATCATCATGGAAACCATTTTCCGTGATGAATGTATTGTGTTTATTAAGACGGGCTTTGAGCAATTCAAGCGGGTCCTTGAAGTTACTAAAGATAACCAGTGGCTCCTTCTTTTCATCATCCCACTGTAAGCCTTCAAGCACCCTCATAACCTCATCCAGCTTACTTGACGGCTCAACTAACCGTACCTTCTGGAATCGGCGTTCTAACACCGGATCATAATAGTCCTCAACTACCTCCGGTGTTGCTACGCAGATTTGCCTCAACCGTTGAAGTAACGTCAAGACATTAGCTGCATACAGTGGAGTACCAGCCTGATCTAATGCTTTCAAGTCCATACGGATTGCATCGTACATACGACGCTGTTCCTTATTAAGGTCAACGTCGATCGGTACGAACACAGGCCGCTTGATATGAGGCATAACTCCATCAAGTGTACGACGCACTCCAATGTCTCTAACAAGAGCACGGAACGCATCTTGCATTTCAGGCTTACACCCCATAACACGAGCATATCCATCATCGCCTGTATCAATCTCGCAGAATACTTCCTTAAACTTGTTGAACGAACCGAACCGCGATTTGTCCAGCCAGTTCAATAATGACCAAATCTCATCAGGCCGGTTAATAAATCCAGTACCAGTCATACCATGCCGACCGATACGGGTCTTAACACGCTTGATGTTAACAGTCCATCTAGCATTACGATCCTTTAAGCGGTGGAACTCATCGCAGATCATAATATCCCATTCGCGGTTAGCAATATGATCTGACTGCAACGGCTCCTTAAAGATAAACTTGCCATCAATCTGAATAGGATTGCCCTCATTATCAGTCTCAAACTTTCCATGATTGCTTCGACTGAAAATGTCATAATGAGCAATACAGACAGTAGGCATCGTAAACTCTTTGGGAACGAACTTGTGTGTATCTTTCGGAAGGGGTAACATCTGCCCATTCATAAGCACAAAGAGCTGCTGAGTTTCAATATTGATAATAGTCCACTCAGGCAGAATCTCAGGAATAGCCTCAAAGTATGTACCCTTACCACCCTTACTAGTCACAATAAGGATACTAGGCGCTTTTGCGTTCTTGAGCTTGTTCGCGGTTATAGCCTCATTAATCATACGCTCACTATACCACAACCCTGTGCTGGTTTTAAAGCAGCCCATCTCGGACCAATTCGCAGTACCAGCATTAGGTGAACTAGCACCACCACGTTCAAAGGAACGCAACAGATGGAAGATATCGATAATCTGCCATTCCTGCTTAACAAACTTCTTAGTGTAACTATCAAAAATCTGAGAGTCATCTTCAACGACAACAGGTTCATCATCATCCATTGCAATGATAGCTAAGTCTTCATCATCAAGCTGAGACTCAATAGACTTAACGGGCGCGGACCCGTTTGTACCTAATTCCTGCACAGGTGGTGCAGGTTCAACTGGTGCAGGCTTAGGCACAATGCCCATCATGCGGTTATATTCATCTTCTGAAAGATTTTTAACCATGCGATTCACCTCCTAATGCTTCATTCGTGAGTTTGAGTATTTGTGAAGCTACTACTGCTCGTTGGATTGATTCCTCGTGCGAGCGGTTTTGTATCCTTCGATGAAAGTTATATGAATTGTGTGCTTTCACACAGTGTGCGGTTTTCTTACAAAAGAAGTGACGACCTTTGGTGCCGCCTTTAATTGGGTTACCGCAGCTATGACACAAAGGTCGGTTATTATCACGAACCTGACGTTTGGCGATAGTTGCCGTAACACAAAAGACCACCATATATCGTTCAATCTCGTCTGCATTTGTTTCCATCCAATACAGATATTTACATCGTTTGCAGTACTTACCTTCGTCTATGATGAAGTTACAAGTACGACAACGTAGGACTGATGTGACCCCACTACAAGGGTCACACCAGCCCGTTTCCTCATTGAGCGTTAATACAAACTCACCACAAGAGGAACATACTTCTAATTCAACAGAACTCATCAGTCACCTAGTTGCGTGACCGTTACTTTTAGTAAGTTCTGCTACAACGGCTGCTCTACGAGCACCTGTGGTGTTTGCTGCATTAAGTTGTTCACGCTCAACAATATCTTCTTCTGACATAGTGAGTAACATTTCTGAGTATGTTTCCTCACCATCATCATTAACGAACGAAAGTCTACGGCGCTTGAGAGGCAAGATAGACCTCCCTGTTAATCAGCAGCACCGAACCGTTCGTGTTCAGTATCTTGACAGGACACTGTAGTCCATTAGCTGTGTAAAGAGACTCAGCGGCCTTAATTAGTGCTGGCGCAGAGAATGAACTAATGATACCAGCTTCGTTCGTTAACAAGAAGTTTTGTATCTCGTCTCTAGCTGTTATTTTTTGTTGTCCATTCTCAGTCATTCCAATAACACGCCCTCACACCCCTTCATTAGATTAGGCCACAATACCTCGCAGTATTAGGCCACGGATGATAACCTCTTGCTCCATGCCCATGATAACCATCTCTTGCTCTACGTGCTACTTTAATCTGTATCCAAGTGGGCCATTTATCTGCCGTTCCATACTTAGCAAGATATTCTGACCCGTACGTTTGCTGAAATCCTAAGTCCATCTGCAACCCACCATAATATCCATTACCAGTGGCTGCATTCCAGGCACCCTCTCCATTATGAATGCAAATCCAAGCGTCTAAATCTTTGTGCGTTAGTCTACTTGCCTTGGCTGTGTTAACTGCGGCAATGCAAATGACCGCAATTATCAGTATGGGGACAATACGACGTAACGTGACGCCGACCTCCTGCTTAGTTTACAGAGACAGTAATAAGGGGACTAGACCACTATTGTAGCTAGCCCCCTTATCACTTTTAGGGTCTGCGTGACCCTGGGGGTGGTTCTGGGGTGTTCGGAGCGTTACGCTCCTAACTGAGTTAGCGCGTTGTGGGGCACTAACCCAGTTATCAGCGTAAAGAAAAATGGTGGGGTTATTACGGAAACCGCGAAACCGCATATAACCCCACCAGGCGCGCGCTGCCATGCGGCCAGTATAGCACAATGGAGTAAAGAAATCAACCCTCAACTTAAGGACTTTACAATCCACTCTTGCCAGTTATGCGAGCCAGTACACGACCACCGCTATTAGATAGACTATTACTAGCGTTGTGACGATTGCCGAGATTAATGCGTAAAGGGATTGCATTAGCCTTATCACCCGCCCATAACCAGACACCATTAGTAAACGCAGGCTCATAACCCATGAGGAACTGTGCTTCTACATAATCGAAGCCATGTTCCTTGATCTCACTCTTGATGAAATCCTCGTATGAAGTGGTTATGATCTTCATGGTGCCTCTCTCCTAGTTATTAAGAAAAGTCCTTAGTCGGACTAAGTGAATCTAGTCAACCAACGATCTGTACCGTTGCATTGATTTCCTCTAACTTAGTCCGACTAAGAACTCTTCCAAATTTCTTATGTGGTAGGTAGTAGTGTGCGCTTACCCCTACCACTTCTGGATAGTGCCTAGCGCAATTTGCGACACTTCCCATAATGAACCACTGATTACTCTTGGCTACTGTCGCACCTTCACCAGTGGTTCATTATGAGATTCCCATACTGTACCCCAGTATATTGAGTAATGCCCGTAGCGGCTAACACTACTCTCACCTGGGGTACAGTATGAGATGGGGTTACTGTGGAAGCTAACCCCATCCCACACTTATTAGTTACTCAGCAGGTGCTTCTGCCGGTGCCTCAGTTGCGGCGCCGCCAACCTTCGCGGTATTAATAAGGAAAACATGGTCAACAGCAGAGTCTCCCTCACCAACCGTGCGCTTAATAACCTTAACAGCATGACCACCCGGATGCTTCGGCTGACCCGTCTCCTTAACCATACGAGTCTTAGCGTTATTGAATCCGGTCACGACGTTCTTTGCATCCTTACCAGCGAGAGGACCACTAGTGAGGTCAACCTCGATACCAGCATCATCACTGGAAAGGAAGTTATCAAGCACGCCATCATAATCGCCGCGGGTCTTTCCACCCTTAAGCAGATCATTAATGGCATCGAGTGAAAGTGCAGACATAATGTATCTCTCCTTGTTATTTGCGCTTTATTGCGCTTTGTGTTTGTCGTACTACTACGAAACTTCTGCGGTTCCGTTCTTTACTAAACTTTCTAACTTACTGATTCTACGGTCTAATTCTGCTATCGCCTCTATTAAATTAATACCTCCTAGCTGTTGCTTCAAGTCCCTCACGTCTGCCGCCAGTCTATCAGGTGACGGCCCGCGTGTCAAGCCTTCCGCCCGAGACTTTACATTCAGGGCAGACGACGCGGCCCAAACCTCGGCGGTCGGAGGGTAGTGCAGGATAAACTCGCTAAGTGCAGTACCTCTAAAGCCTCGCGCTATCTGTTCGACGCATCCTAAAGCGCGTAACGCACCAACTACCCTAGTTGTGCCTCCCTTCGGTATACCTAAAGACTCACAAGTCTCTAATAGCCTTCCACGCCACACTTGAATATCATTGTTTGGCGTATCGGTGTCAGATAGACCCGGTGTGCTATTAGAGTCCATAAACTCATACAATGAATTGCAGTAACTAAACAGTTTAGGCTGTTCGGCCTTAACCGATCCAACATCACTACTCACTCATTCACCATCAACTTTCAAATAGCGACCTAAGAAACAATACCGACATACATACTGACCTTTGACTAGGGCTACAATATTACGGCCTCTATCCTCTGGACCTCGCGTATCCACACAATTAGGATTACTACACGCTAAGGCCCGCGGTGGGTCACCACGATGTTCACAATCAGGTAAGCACATATGATGGTTTAACTTCATCCAGACGTTAATCTCTCTTATTGCAGTAGGATCAACCTTTGGGCCTCTTGTTCTAGTTCCACCGGACGAGGTTGTGGGATTAGCCGCTTCCTCTTTTAAGAGTTGTGCGATTAGATCGTCATTTAGGCTACTCATTTACGTCTGACCCATATAACATACAATCCACATCCTTCGCATCTGGTCTGCTTGTGAGTTTTTTCCTTCTTTTCAGCCCAATCGAACCAATCTGCATAACCCTCAGGTGCCCCCTTAGTGTGTTTCTTTTTGTTTGGGCAATTTTTCTCACGTTCCCGAAACATCATCGTCCGACTCGGCGGCCTGCTTTAACTCTTTCAATAGACCCTGTAAGTTCTCGTAACCGAAGTAACCACAAGGCACGAATAACTTTGGATCATCGGGGCTAATGAACACAGCCTTGTACCGACTCTTATACCTGATAACATATCTCTTTCCACCAGTGAATGTAACGAAGTGTGACCTCTCATTCACAGCCTGTGCAAGAAGTAACATATCTTCAAGCACCGGCCATCTAGCAGCAGGATCATGCTGTTGATTCATTCGTTCGGTGGTTAACAGTTTGGTGATTTCATCACCCGATAATCCTCTTGTGTTAGAACTTTCATCCATTAACTGGCTCACTTTTTTCCTCCATTTGTTCATTTAAAAGTTTTCTACGATCCAATGTAATCGAATAGTCTGAGATACTTGTTACGCACGACTTGTCAATACCACCCAAGTACAGAAGGTCATAGATCTTTTGTTCGGTAATTGCCTTCTGCCGGTTAAATTCGGCTAACTCAGCAGCACGACGTTCGGCATTAATACGCTCACGCTCAATACGCTCTGCATTTAACTTAGCATAGCGTTCATCACGCTCACGTCTTTCTTCTGCATAACGCGCTTCGCGCTCTAATCGCTCTACCTCACGATCAGCATGTTCTTCCTCATACTGTTCCCAAAGCATAGCGATATCACGCGCTTTAACCTTACGGGTGATATGCCTACCATAATCATCCTCTTTAGGCTCACCTTCCTCATCAATTAGGAGAACATCAGCGAACCCTGTTTCTCGCGTATTACCATACAATACCTCACCAAAGGTTCTAATGACACGAACACGTAATGCACCGCGGCGGTAAGTTTCACCACGACCTTTGGACTGGTAATAAGCATAATCACTTCCTTGCCACAGACTGTTTAGGTTCATTGCTTGTTAATCACCACCTTCTCATACAGATGCCATACTAGATTATTCATCTTTTACAACCCCATCCCTGTCGATTCGGTGTCTGTGGGCTTGACCTTTTATCCAAGTGATTAGAAGTATGCCTCCAGGCAACCATAACAACTCAATACTTTCCGCGGTTGTGCTTAACTCTTGAATACGTTTTAATTGTTTCGGTAGTACAATATACCCCACCGTTACGCATTGGTGTTAAAATTGGCATGGAGCATATCATAGACTAGCTTCTTACCACTCTTTGCACGTCTAGTTGAGCGGTTCTCAGCAGGCACAATATCTGTGCGTGAACGCAACATCTCTACTAAACTCAAATCAATGACTCCACCATAGTCTACCTTATTCATTGGGGTGCCAGCACTATATGGCCCAACACTCTTACGTAAGACCAATGTTCGTGGTGTTTTTGACACGTTAATCCTCTCTCCTGTCGTGAATGGTTAAGTTCAACTTCTGCAACTCAAAGTCATAGTCGGAATGACCATTCTTACACTTATCCCACTCAATTCTAAAGAACTCGGAGTTGGCACCAGGATTAAGAACCCTGTTCCAAATCTTCCAACCCTCAGCTTCTGTAACATTGTTAAGTTGCGCATACATAATGTACGCACGAAGTGGGCTATTGTTTCTATGCATCACACTCCCTTCATCATCAGTTCCTCAATAAGTGCTTCAATTTCAGGTGCTTCACCCTTAATAGCGGCTCGCACCTTTGGGTCCTTATGGTCGATTAGATGTTGTACGCAAAATCCTCGCGGTATTCCATTAATGCAGATTGTTACTGCTGCGGCTTTAACAACCGGCGGATCTTCTCTTTTACAATCTGCACAGGTAGTGGTATGTAGGAGAGCTTTAGTCCTCATCCCATTCTCCTAGCGGTTTCATTAGCTTTCTAATCTCATCAATCTGTCTAATCCACTCAGATAGATTCGTCCTCAGTACGTCCAATGTTGCACGACCAGGCATATCCACCACAAGAACGAAAGCATCGGTAGCCCAACTAGGCTTCTCGAAGTAGTGTTCACCAATTGCGGTGTCTGTCCTAAACGTGAATGACATGGCTTACCTAACTCGGCTTGAGTCGTCGTATGCTTTAACCTGAACATCAAGCTGAGGCTTAACCGGCCTAAACTGGACTACGCTTGCATTGAACATGGGGACTACCACATACTCATACATGCCCACATAACCGGGGTTGATGGTATCAAGTGCCATACGCACGATTTGTTCTGAACTATACTCCATCGCTCTATAGTTTTCAACCTCAATCTCGATCGGAAACATGCTACTGTTCATCTGAGACTTCCGACCCTTACGGTGAATTGCCTCATTCCTAAGAACTAGATACTTCATGCTAACTCCTTTCGTTAGATGTGACGTTCAGTGACTTCCGATGATGTTGCTCTGTATGAACCAGCAGGTGTCTCAACTGTGTGTACGTAGTGAAAACCATCACCGCTAGGTTCATCATAAATTCCCATAACACGCTTACCATCAATCATAATCCACACCTTTTGATTCCTAACGAATGTATTAGGATCAGTGTGATCGAATGGCTTACTCAAACCCTTCACCCCACAACTCGTCCCAACACTTATCACTACAAACCCCAGAGATAAGTGTCTCACGATCCATTTGGGTCAAGTCTGGCATAACCTTCTGAATATGCCCACCAGCCTCCCAAGCAGCTACAGCCATATCATTAAGTGTGAACTCTTTTGTAGTACCACACACTGTGCAAGGTTTGCACTTAAGTACAACAAACCCTTCTTTCTCAGCAGGTGTCTTAGTCACATACATCTTCCTGTAACACTCCTCTCTCCTTGAGCATAGCAACGTACCGATAGTATACATCAACTTTGGGGCCTTTAAATCCATACGTCTTTTTGACGTAAGAGAATGTTGAACCGTAACCCGGTAGTGGCTTAAAGTGAATACCCTTCAACACAAGCCATAGACGGCCCTTAATAGCCAAAAGTCGATAAGCCTCAATACCATCAGGCGTGTCGATAATAATTGCATCATCACTCATTAGATTCACCACCTTTCTTTGTAGATGAATGCCCCGAGAGGGACTCGAACCCTCAAGCCTTTACAGGCGACAGATTTTAAGTCTGTTGTGTATGCCAATTCCACCATCGGGGCGATAAAGCGGTCAGTTGCGGTTAAAAGACCTGTCGATTTTAGTTGCCGCACGATCAAGTGCAATAGCGGTCATCGTGGCAGAAACTGACACGTCTCTGATAACCTCATACCCCAACAACTTGTGCAGATTTGGAGATTTACCGACTGATGGAATAACAACAACCCAACCCATTATGAATCACCCTCCCATAATTACTCATCATCACCTTCGTAGTAGTCAATGTCACGGCCTGTTTCAGCAGCGTTGGCACAACTATCACACTGATAGTGGTGTGCAACATCCTCTGGCGTCAAGCGGTTTGGCCAGTGACAACTAGGACAAGGCAAGTTACGGGGATTTGATGCCGATGCGGCTCTTAGTGCAGAGCCAGGATTAGCAAAGTCGATGCGGTATTCGTCATCATCGCGGTCGTAATCGTCGTAACCTTCATCATCGTACATGGCGGTAAACCTCCCTTCTAGCTATATATGCTATACCGTGGAAAAGTCTGCGATATGGTGAGTTGACACCATGCCGTTGATTATACAGTCTAGCAGCATTCTGCCTCTGTGTCAACTTAACTCTCAAGCGATTCACGAAGTCTCATTAGGATCTTACCTAACTCGTTACGGCCTCTACCTGTTTGGATGGAGACACCCCAGAACGTGTCACCCCACCAGTTACCCTCTTGTAATTCTTGTTCACCAGTTGAAAGTAACAATTCTTTGAACTCAGGTTGAATGAACTTGAGTCTAACAATCTGTTCCATTGTGGGAATCTTGATTTCCTCCCAATTCGGTCTAAGTGTAACAACTCGTCCAGCACGTTTAGCTTGACCAGGAGATTTCATCAATCTTATCACATGACGCTCATCCATGTCAAGTGTCTTAGCAGCCTGAAAAGCATGTTCAGTAGTTGGAAATCTTAACCCTTCCCAGACTATTTCGCAAGGTTCAAAGTTAGATAATCCTTTCCACTTTCCCGAGAATGCTCCTATCATGGTGTCTACCCTCCTTTCGTTAATAGAGTTAATGAGCTAATAACCATCTGCTGACTAGGCACCTAATCACCGGAGGCTAGTCACTTCCTCTTAGTCAGTGTCAGGTCACTTCGGTTCCGGCTATTAGCTCATTAACTCTACTTTTGTTCTAACGTCTCCCTCTAATGGCAGAAGTAGCAGCTAGCGGATTAGGTAATGCGCGGAGTTTAACCGGATCATTCTTTTATGCCTCTAATTTGGCACCTAACCATTTATGCATCAACCTTTAGGGCTTTGTCTTACTATCTGCGGTAACAGGTACAATCGACGTTAGGCTTGTAAGAGCTAGTGGGACTTAGTGAATGTGCCGACGAAAGCCGGATTCTCCTGCAAGAGCGAATGATTTGTAGAAGGTTAACCGTTGCAGCGGGCCTTCCTTTGTCATTCCTTGTAACACTTCACTAAATCCCACTAGCCCTTACGAGCTAGTGTTAAAGGTAGGCGTGGATTATGACGCCTCGTTACTAGGTAAAGAGCAGCCCCCGGCAGGATTCAAACCTGCGACCTTATACGTGGCTGAGTGAAGTCAACTCTACTAGCCAACTCTACCTGAACACGCGGTATCTATCCTGTGAACGGGATATTAACCTTTGGGTTTAACGAGTTGTTAAGTGATGAACTCACTAATAGTCACTCCGGGGGCACGAATCTGTATCGTACCCTCTTTACGTCCTTTAACTTACTTAGAGGCGAGTAGTGCGTCGTCGCACACCCACTCTACCACTTCCTCTGTCCTAGCAGGATAAACCTCTGTCCTTTCTGGAATAAGCTTAGTCTCTTTGACTACCTTACGGCAGATTGCGTTACGATCCGAAGTGAAGTCAAGTGTAACAGAACCCTTAGACCATCGACTATCACCGAACGTCTTAGTAAGCCTAAAGACGTGACCGGAATAATCCTTCGTAGCGTTGCGCAGAGCTTTCGCGATTTGACGCATCTTACTACGGACGGCAAACTCGTTAACCGTCTCCCAATCCGTAGTACCATCAGCGTTCTTAGCATACTCGTAAATCCGCTCTTGTGACTCAAACCTCATCGCGGGCAATTCGATAGCCCTTGGATTAGACTCAAGCCAATCAGCACACTCTCGCAGGTTTACGATCGTGGCATCCAACTCGGAATACTTCATTGTTTGTTCACCCCCTTTCGTTGAATAGAGTTAATGAGACAATTAGAACAGGCGATCTGTCCGATCGCTTTTCCTTGCAGCAAGGACGGACGATTTGGCTGCAATTGTCGCCCCTCATATCCATCCTAATTGCTTCATTAACCCTACTGTGCGTTGTGCAGCCGCACCCCTGCTTGTTACTTATTTCACCTTAATGACCAGGCCATCCTTAAGCGTAGCCTGAGCGTACCAGGAATGTGGTGCAGGATAGTGCGGCCCTTCCAGTGTGATGTTACCGTCTTTCGGTGTTGGGTTACCAAAGATGTTGTTAGGCTGAAATACGGTCACTTCCTTACCGTCGGCAACAGCCTCTTTAAGTGCCTTCTTAGTCTTGAAGTTGGTGTCGGTATATATGGCAATCACCCCCTTCCCTCGTTCGCGGTTTCCTTACTTGACAATTCTTGCACAGGTTGGTGCGATTGTCAAGCGTTGTCGTGAAACTTACTCGTAATGCGGTTTAAGCTCTGGGTAGTTCTGCGGCCGGAATGTATCAGCAATACCGTAACCGTAGAACGTATCACGATCACTCAAGACTGAAGTGTACTCATAATCACACTCAGTCTTACGACGTTCGTGTTCGCGGTCGTTAAGAACCCTGCACAGTCTGTAGGCGAGACTTTGGGACGGTACAGGAATCGGGAATCGCCATTGTGCAATACCCTCCTCATACCACCATCCGCCTTCCTCCGGCCCACCGTACTGTTGGTAGACCTCATACTTCATCACGTAATGCATTATTCACCCCCTTACGTTGTTTCGATTAGCTAACTCGGCTTGACCCGTTAGTTAGCTGGACTACTAAGGGTAATCGGCCTAACTCCAGCCACTACATCCGATCTTTACCGCTGGACTGACCCTTAGTTCTTACTCGTCGTCGTCGGTATCGACCTCAGCAGCCTTAGCAGCGGCCGTAGCAGCAGCGTGGGCATCGAGATTAACGAGAAGCAGCGTAGCCTTCTCACCAGTGGACTCATCATCCTTACCAGTGATAAGCAGCTTGAATGCGGGCCAATTCTCCTTAACACCATGCTTCTCGATGTTAACATTGACCGACTGCTTAAGACTTGCAGCGGTCTTACCAGGAAAACGAGCCGTGAGATCCATTGCAATCTCACCGGAATCAGCGAAGTTAGTCACAACCGGCTTGTACTCACCGCGAGTACGACGCGGCTCTGCGAGGATTGCATCAATCTCAGCAAGTGAAAGAATCATGTCTGACATATTGTTCACCCCCTTCCGATGTCTGTTTGCGGTTTGTTTTAACGATCTAGTGGCATTGTACCAGACTACCGTGAGACTGTCAAGTACCGACGGGTGCGATTCCGCATCCACTTAATAAGCGCATGGTCAATTCCATGTGACTCGCCGGATTTACCCTAACAGCCTCACTCTAGTCAGCGTATCCAATCGTCTTTTGGTCTTAGCACGGAATCAAGTTCTTCGTCAATTAGTGGCACGTTCGTTTCACGAACTAGCCACATTGACGTTACTGTTAGCCCTTCGACTGACTGCAAAGCCTTTTCTGCTTGCCGCATAATACGCTTTGCATCGTTAGGCGTAGTTCCGCCTACCTTCACGTTAATTTCTGCAATTCGCATTCGTTCGTCCATCTTATCACCCCCTTCCTAGATTGACTTAATAAGACACACAAGTGACCGTTGTGCTTATTGGTCGCGGTATGACTGACGTTCGATCCGGGGTAACCGGAGCGGTTTATGGGGTCAGGTGCTACCGTCTTACTTATGTGCCTTATTAAGCCTATCTGGTGAGTGTGGTCAAAAAAGTTAGCTCGGGCCGACTGGAATCGTCCGGCCGTGATTAGAACTCTAGCAGGTTCGGACTCGCATGTCAAGCCTGATTCGCGGGGTGGTGGGATCAGGATTTCTTATGTGGTGTATTCGTCCACATTAGGAAACCTTATGCTGCTAACCTCACGAACCTGATTGTTCGATAAAGTTACGACCTTGTTTGCTCGTCAGAACTTTAAGAACTTGGATAAGTAGATACTTGCGGGCTCAAATATTCGTCAGTCTGTACCCTATAGTATACTCTACGTGATTATACTACAGAAACGTACTACTTATCCGTGTTATCCGTGTTATCCACCTTAGCTTTTTCCCTTTAAGGGGCTGCGACTGGTGGAACAACAAAAAGGCTAGCAAAATCATGCCGATCCGACTAAAATCGCGGATCATTGGCGCGTTAGCGGGTTAGGCGCGGTCGGCGATCTTGTATATCACGAACATTAGTACATAAAGCAGGATAACCGCGACAATAACTCGCAATTCATGATGAGGCAGATTGAACACTTATTATCACCCCCTTAAGTAGTTGGAATAGCCGATAGGACGATTAAGCGCGTTATCGCGGCGCCTATCGGCTGTTCTAACAACTAAGGCTTGTATGCAACGACCGAACGAGTAGTGATGAAGCGGCGAGACTTACCGGCCTTACCTTCAAAGATGCCGATAGTATAGCCAGTCGGCGGATTGGTGCTATGCCATTCGTTACCATCGAACCAACGAGCGGCTTTCGGTGCCTTGCCGCGGTTATCAATTTCCAACGCGGCATCAATCTGTGCAAGGGTTAGTGTACCCATGACACCTTTCTTGTTGTGTTGTAACAAAGGTTCAAGAGCGCACCCTACAAGGCTTGAGCGGTTTAGTACTCTGTGTTGATTGCGGGCAGTTCCCGCATGATCCGATGATCGTCCGAAGTGAGATAACGCTTCGGGGCAGAAGCACTCGAAGAACGCTTGGACGTTGCGCGCTTTTCCGCTCTTGCGCTCTTGAAGATCGTTGCGCCGGTGCGGTCACGCTCATCCATCGACTTGTGCGGTACGTACTCACCCTTGTAGGTGTAGGTGATGCAGTCACTTGCGCGAGGATACGTGCGAGGCTTGCGACGGTTGGTGGTGCTTAGTGCAGTCACCATTCCGATTGCTTTGGCATCGGCACGAATCATCATCTTTGAATCCGGCATGACTACTCCATTCTGAGTAAGAGTGAAGTAGGGTGCGCCGTTGAACCTTTGCATACTCACTAGCCTATCGTGGTGACGCACGTACTGTCAAGCTAGGAAAAGTTGATGTTCAAGTAGAACCGATCATCGTTGTAACCGTAGTGGTCAAGCCAGAAGCCAATTTCTGCCCAAGTACCGAAAGCAAAGTCTCGGCTTGTGACGGCCTCGCCATTCAACGCATCAAACACTACGACTGTATACATGGTACTCCAATCGTTAGTGGTGAACGTGCGCCACTACGATAGGCTAGTGATGTGGTGGCCCTGGACTCTGCGCACACTACGTGCGTACATCTGTACCGGTGCGGATCTCCCCCGCGCACGTGTGCATCGCCCACGTACCCCCGTCGCACGTACGTGAGGAAAACAGTGACTAATAAGAAATCGCCACTAACAGCACGTAGCCGACTCACCAACAACAGCAACAACACGAGGGATAATGACAGGTCAAGTAGCGAATACATCAGTAGTAACTACTGATCTTTGTAAGTGATAAGGGTTTATTGAGTGTACGTGAGGTATCACGCGTACGATAGCCCTGTAAGGTCACACGCGTAACGCTAAGGGCATCGCGGGCGAGAGGCAACATAGTTACCGCTCGAACGTCGCGTGACGTTAGAAGGGCTCCTATGGCGTCAGAGAGAAGTATTGTTTATAAGTAATAAACGCGTGCCGGCGTACAGTCACCCAGTTGATTGTTTTAAAATACCCATTTCGTAACTCTCTTAAACACGATCCAAAAATTGGTGTTTTTAAAAACTCCATTTCATAACTACAACAACTCTCTCTCATGAATTACTAACACTCGGTCAGTGTCATTTTAACCCAGCACACGTGTATTATGCGGGTGCGGGGCTAGGTTAGCAAGGCGTCGTTGGCGGTCACGAATACACGTTGACCAGTTCACTCGGTTGCCTTACTTCCACCACCTAGTCCCGCAACTCTCTGCAAAAACGTGAAAGGCAATTATGTCACAAGAGAACCCAAGCAACCCCAGCAACTCAGCCGCGCAAGCACTCCAGTCACTTCTGGATGAGGAACGTAATAAGAACGAGAAGTTAGCGCAGGCCAACGCAGCCTTAATAGGTGAGTTTGCCAGTTGCGAGAACTTCGATGATATGAGAGAAGCCGCACGTAAGGGTATGAAGGACCTTGCGCCGGATGCATTGAATATCATCGGTGCACTCATGAAACACAGTGAGAGTGACTCGGTTAAGGCCAGCCTCAGTAAGTGGGTTGTTGAGTTGTTATTGTCGGACAGGTTAACCGACTCTGGCGAGGAAACACTCAGAGGACTCATGGGCCAGTTGGCGAAGAACGACGAGAAGGCATCACCCGCAACATGAACCACAACAGACCAGCCGAACTAGTTATGATTCATCAACCTGTTGGGCTGGTTGATCTTGGTTCGTCATTTAACGCGCAAGCACCATTTAGAGCTTGCCGCCTGTGCGGGGCTTTATATCAGAGTACGCTCGATCTGCGTCAATATGCGATGTGGCTAATGGACGACGTAGACCCAGGAAGCGGTTACGTTGAGATAATGCAAGCTGCTCTCTCGCGTAGGCAGAAGTGGGAAGAAGTCCACAATAAGCGTGAACACCCAGATGCTGAGAAGTTAGTCAAACAGCTTAATGCAGCTGGATGGGCAATGTTTCCCGAAGCAGCCGAAAGACTTACGCCATATGGCATATTCCCGACGGGTAACATGCACGATGAGATTATAAACGCAATGGCAACAGCGCCTAGAGCGCCATTACACGAACATGAGGGTGGTGAAAGATGACAGAGTACGCTGAGATTATATTCGAGACTGGCTCTAAGAGTGTAATGAGTTACGATAGTCTCGATGAGTTGCAGGGCGCACTTAAGAACCATAATGATCGTGCGCTCAATGGACAGCCTGGTGCAGCACAGGATCAGGTAGCGCGTGATGACATTGACTACAGTGTTCCGGGCATGGTTCATCCTGATACTGCAAAGCAGCGTCCGGCGGAACACGTTAAAAGAGTCATTCTGTACGGTGAACAGCATCCGGCTGATTTCCAGCCTGCGCCGTTAAGTGCAGACGTGATGCAGGAGTTATTTGACGGTCTTAAGGACGAAGATGGTAACGTCGATCCACACGCTCTTATACAGGCGGTTCGCAACGAGAGTAGTCCACTGTATCCAGTAGATCAGGGCGCACATCGTTCAATGTATAAGGCACCTGGTGATGAGATGGACTTAAGTTTCCTCACGGCTGATAACACCGAGAGTGAGTCAGAAGGTGACAGTGATGTTTGATTCAATGAGTCCTGGCGAGCATTTCCACCACGCAGACCCTGTGCAGGGTTTGTTAGGAGAAGGTCCGGCGAATTCGGTTAGGTTTGCAACCATCGTGTTTCAGCGTTGGACGGATTTGCACCTTAACTATATCCTAGGTGCATCGGCAACGATTGTTCCTCCGTCGCCTTGGCGCATTGGCTTATCAACGACAGCCGTGTCGTCAATGGCTCGTAACTCCGCAATCTCCGTAACGATCACAGGTACTAACGTCAATGAGATTGCATCCGGCACAACGGCTGGATATAGTCGTCCGAGCATTGCGGCTTCAATTGGCACAGGCTCAGTAGACTGGGCAGCTAGCACGTTCGACAATACACTGTCTACTGGTGGTACGAGCATGGCAGGCGATCAGGTCACATTTACGTTCTCCGGTGGGCCAGTACCTAACGGTGCTAATAGTTGGTTCATGGGAGACGGTACCACAGTCAACGGAGGTAACATCTACGTAGCAGCCGACACAGCAGCTACACGCAACTTTGCAAACGGTGACACTGAAAAGGTCACTGGCACACTCAAGTCCGGTTAAGAGGGAGGAACAATGAGAACTGGTTTAAGTGAGTTTGAGCGGTCGGCTGTTATTCTCGATAGCCCTGCACCGTTTCCTCGTGGAAGTGTTGATTGGATTGGCTTTGACGACGACGTAATGGCTCTTAAGGAGCATCAGGAGTCAGAGTGGAAGTCTCGTTATGGTAAGTTAATGACGAGTGGGGTTCCGACCAACTCGGACGGTATCTTCTATAACGACCTTAGAGAGCCTTTCTTCGGTGGTATTGCAGAAGTAGATATCACGCTAGCTACTACCGATAAGGCACTTTATGCGGCTGCTGCATTCCCGGTATTAGGCGGTCAGTATTGGTCGCGTGTCGGTAAGAAGATGCGAATTCGTGCATTTGGTAAGATCACCACGGCGGCTACGCCTGGTAACGGCACGTTCGACATTTACTACGGTTCGGGCGCTGATGCGACTGGTACTATTGTCGTGTCTAGCTCCACGTTCGCTCTAACTGCAACCCAGACGACACTTTCGTGGGAGATTGATTTCTACGTTCGTTGTCAGACTCCGGGTGCAACGGGTACGCTGTTTGCTGATGGTCATGCGTTGTTCAATAACGCTGTTGTTGCATCAACTTTGCAGCCTCTCTTAATCCCGACAAGCACCGCAGTTGCATCAGGATCTGTTGACCTCACGGCTGCTAACATCATCTCGTTGCAGTTCAAGCGGTCAGGTTCTACGGCAGAGCATATGTGGGTTCAGGACTTAGAGGTAACTGCACTTAACTAGTCTCTGTTGACCAAAATTGATCCGTAGAATACAATGCCCCGATTGGTCACGTATGACAATTGGGGCATTGTGTTAAATGGATGAACCCACGGAACCCACGAAACCCACTGAACCCACAGTCGATCCATATGTGGTAATTGAGGAACAATACGACGGTTATGTTCGTTACCGTCGTATTACTGATGGACGCCGTTGGGAAGTATTTGGCACTTGTGACCATAGAGGCGATTGCATGGTGGGTGCCGTTGTAGACGGCATTCAGATTCAGAGTGTCCAACACTTGAATCAGCTTATTGCTGATGGCACCATCAGTATGACTGAGATGGATACACCTGTTACGCCAGAATTTCGTGGTTGTTGCCCATTCACGTATAACGAATTAGAGTCGGCATAATGACAGCAATACAGAAATTCTACTTACACGATGCTGCTACCCTTAATTCGGGGACTATGCCGTCGAACTCACCTGCCGTGGTTAGTGGTTCGTCTGTTACTGGCGATGCAACTGGAGCATCCACAGCAAGAACTGCTAATAATGTAATTGGAGCTGCTACTCCCGACACAAAATCATTAATAACTGCAACCGCAAATACCGTGTTTCAGACATGGGGTCACAGACGTTTCGTCAGTCCACCTCTTGTAGCGCAAACTTTTGCTATTGCTGACGGCAATTGGACATCTGCTTGGGCGTGGCAAGAATCAAACGCAAACCATAATGCTGGTATTATTATTAGAGGTTATGTGTGGAGACCTAGTACGGGTGCTCGTGTTGGCACACAGGCAGTCACATTTAACCCGGCACTTGTTGCTAATCTAACAGAAACAGGATATGTCACTACTGCCACATGGGACGGTACGACTGTTGCCCAAAAAGGCGATATTCTTGTTTTTGATGTTTATTCTGCATTCTCGCAGATTATGTCAACTGCGTATACGGATCAATTTTCGTATGATGGTACCGTTGATCCCACTAATGGAACTGCCGCAACAACAGCAGCTTCATACATTCTATCTCCATCACCAATAGAATTTATTGGTCCACCTGTTCTGCCTAAAGCTCAACCGCTCCTATTAGGATTAAGTAGATTCAGTCCCAAAATATGGTCATTGCACAACAACATACTCGCTCCACAACGAGAGATAGCTTATGTTGAAGTAGCACCAGTCCAAAGTACAACTACTGTTCTAACTACTTATGCAATTCCTCCGCTTACTTCACCAGTACTGGACAATTTCAATACTGGTAATAGTTTCTTAGGAGCCCCTTGGACCAGTAGGTTAGACTCTGTTGTGGTACTTAATACGTATCAAGCTTTTGGTGGAAATTGCGTTCCCACCGGCTCTCCTGGATGGAATGCTGCTGTATATCAAGGAACTCCAGTCCTAACTGACTGTGAAGCTTACGTCACAATAAATGATACCGTTACTGATGATCATGCAATTCTAGCTAGAGTGCAAGGTTCATTAGCTTCTGATAACTTACAAGGTTATGGCGTTAACTATAACTTTAGTACTGGCAATCTTACAATATACCGTTATGGTGCGGCTGGTATAACAATCCCAGCAACACTAGCGTCTGTTACACCAGCATCAGTCGTATCTGGTGACAAGATAGGGATAAGGTGTAATGGAACTACTATTGAATCCTGGCTGTTCCACAGTGGTTCTTGGACCCTGCAATCATCTGTCACAAGTACAACATTCAGCTCTGGGTATCTAGGTATAGCTTCACACAGCCTTAATATAGTATTTGATGATTTTGGTGGTGGAGCGCTAGTTGCCCAAGCAGAAACTACAGACTTTGTGGATTCTGATACTATTAGTACCACAACGTCCGTTTCATCCGCGGAACTTTATGTATCTTCAGGAGCGCCGCCATCAGGTCTAAGACCACTACTATTCAACTTACAGAAAACCTTCGGGATTTCACTTGTTATACCACATCGTATAGTTGTAACAGATGTAGATTATGTTGATTCGACAACGATAACATCTATTACACGAGCTGGAACATTAGAAGGAATACCACCATCTACACCACTTCTTTATTCATTCGATATCCCAGATGAAAGCCCTCTTAGTTATGGTGGTATATTTAAGAGACGAACTGGTGGCGGTCCTCCTGTTCCTTCCCCACTCCAAGTTCTTAGTGGCCAGCTTAGAAATACTGTTAACAGTGTTGGTCTCCAGGTCGCAGTTTGTGAGGGATTGGGAATACTTATCGATTGTGAAGCGTATGCGACAGTTGCAGCTACTGATAATAATGCTGGAGCGGTTGTTGTTGGACGTGTTCAGGGAGATTCAACCTCAACTTTCAGTGGGTATTTACTTGAACTTAGTCCAATTGGTCGATTTGTTCTAACTCGTTATAACAACGGCACCCCAACTCAAATAGCAACAACTTCAGCATCATTAACAACAACTAATGGAGATCAGTTTGCGATCCGATGCTTAGGTTCTAGAATCGAGGCATGGGGAAAACTTGCAGCAGATGGTGGAGTTTGGAAAATTTATACAACAGCTGTAGATTTTACCTATTTTTCTGGATTTATTGGTACTGGAATGCATTTAGTAAGTACAGTAGGGTCTTATGCCCTTGCTGTAGATAATTTTGGTGGGGGTCCAATAAATTACGAAATCTACACACCAGGAGTTTTTGTTCCCGAGTCTCAACCGCTTTTACCTCTTATCGCGGAATGGATGGGACAGAAGTTTCTCACTAACACACAAATTATCAATGAAGCATTTATTCCAGCCGGAGGACCTGTTGATTATGTAGAATCTGCAACCATATCTAGTGTCACCAGTGTTCAAAGTTCCGAGAACACAGACTGGCTCGATACATCAGGCTCAATTAATGGCGTCTCATCCATCACTACAACTGAGACGAGCCAGTTTGTTGAAGTAGCAACGATTAGTTCGGTCACGGCGCTTACAAGCGTTGAGGTATTCGCGCCATTTATACAGAAGGCTGCGGTACAACCTCTCTTGATGCACTTGAGAGACGTCGCTGGTATGAGGCTTATCATGCCAGTACCTGTGCCGGACTTTATTGTAATAGTTGGCGTTAACTACACAGACTCCGCAACTGTATCTGGCGTTACAAGTGTTCAAAGCTCGGAGAACACTGATTTCTTAGATACTAGTGGTAGTATTAACGGCACTAGCTCCGTAACTAGCACAGAGACTGCACAGTACGTTGAAGCTAGTACCGTTAGCAGTACCACTTCGTTAACGAGTGTTGAGACGACGGATTACGTCGAAACTGCAACTATCGCGTCTGTCACGACAATCTCAGTACAGGTCGAAACATACCCAACTCCACCAGCATTTATAACCCCGTTATTGGTGACACTTGGTAGGGGTGACCGTCTACACAATCTAATCCTTAATCCCGATTATGTGATAACAGGTGTTGTTTATACGGATTCAGCGGTCGTTGCTTCCGTCACCAGTGTTCAGAGTTCTGAGAATACTGATTGGTTAGATACCTCTGGAAGCATCAATGGCACGTCATCCATAACAAGTACTGAAACCTCACAATATGTTGAAAGTGCTACAATCGCGTGTACCACTAGTATAACTAGCGTCGAAACGACTGATTATGTCGAGACTTCGACGATCTCATCAATCACGACGCTTACAGTACAGGTTGAAACATATCCAACACCACCGGCGTCAGTAACTCCGTTACTCATAAAGATCGCTGGCAAGGGTGTTAGACTCCATAACCTGATCCTCAATCCGGCCGACTCTGTTAGAGTCAATTACACGGATTCATCGACTGTTGCTGGAATAACGAGCATACAGTCTAGTGAGAATACTGACTTCCTTGATACATCTGGGACGGTTCAGGGTACTTCGTCCATAACATCAACAGAAACTGCTCAATTCGTTGAGAGCGCAACAGTCGCTGGTGTTACCTCAATCAGCACGACTGATACGGCACAGTATGTTGATAGCGCCACTGGTGCGACTATTACAGTAGTCACTTCCGCAGACGTTGCTGCATACGTAGACTCTGCGACTGTTTCAAGTGTAACGAGTATAACCAGTGTCGATACGGCAGACTATGTAGAAACTGCTACGATCGCCGGCGTTACAACTGTAACTACCGCCGATCAGTACATTCCATTCACTACTGCACCGCTCACTATCACACCGCAGCCTCTCTTAATTGCGCTCGCACGTCACGGCTTACTCCACAATAATCGGCTTAATCCAGCAGATTCGGTCAGAGTCAATTACGTAGATTCTGCTACCATCACGTCGGTTACTGCGACTACTAGCACAGAAACTGGTGATTGGGTTGATACTGCTGGAACGATTAGTGGCACATCAACTGTCACAAGCACAGAAACTGCTCAATACGTTGACCCTGCGACCGTTGCGTCCACAACATCTCTCAGCACCACTGAGACGAGTACCTACGTTGACCAGAATATTGGCGCTACTGTAACAGTCGTCATTAGCACAGAAACTACTGATTATGTAGAAACCGCATTGGTCACAAGTATTACGTCGTTGCAGAGCAACGAGCAGTACGCGCCACTAGGCATAATTACTCAATTTGCACCAATACCACTACTCATCAAATTTGGTCATGGCACCAAACTTCACAACAATCGACTTACGTTTGCTGACTCGGTTAGAGTCAATTATGTTGAGAGTGCAACAATCTCAACATCGACTAGTCCGACTAGTACTGAGACAACTGACTTTGTTGATGGTGTCCCTGCTGCTTGCAAGACCACCATTACATTCACGGAGATTCCCAGTGGGACCGACTCACTAACAGTCAATGGCACAACAACCCTCACATCGACAGAAACCGCACAGTATGTCGAGTCTGGGCTACTTCGCACAGTTACATCAGTTTTCTCGTTTGAAGATTACACACCAATCATTACTGCGTACTCTGACTTATACATAATTGGAGCACAATCTCGTTGGGCAATTACCGAAGCTATGCCACGGTGGAGTATTAGTTCCACTAGACAGCGTTGGCAGCTAATGGCACATTCGCCTCGTTGGGCTGTGCAAGGTGTTAAAAGGAGATGGGCCGGATGGTCACACTAAACGTAGGTACTAAAGAGTTAATGTCAATTGATCTTGCTGATCGTATTCAGGGGATTAGCGACATATCCCCGTATGTCGTCCAGGCGTGCATCAAGTCGGAAGATGAGTTAACCACGCCACAGGCATACTCCAATGTAGCCAACAAAGTTCTCATGCGCGTTGACGTGTTAATAGACACGACTGTTGGATTGTGGTCAGAGGGCACGTACAAGTTATACCTCAAAATTAC